GTTCCGCTGAACATGCACTGGCAGCACATCCACTCCTCGCGCCGGGAGATTTCGTCATCCATGTCCTCAGTATCAGCCGCGATCAGGTCCGCGATCCGCTGTTCCGGGGTCTTATAGTTGTAGGGCGTCTCACCCATGCCGGGAACGTTCGCCTCACGCAAAGTGATCACCCGCGCAGGCGCGATGATCGGAGCCTTGAGGAAAGTCTCCTGGAACGGAATCCGGCGTCCGACAACCTGTCCTTCCAGCGGCAGGACAAACGGAGCCAGCCCACGCGGCCCCAGCCGCGAATCGATCCGGACCACGTCCGAATCGCTGAACTCCTTTGCGGAAAAGAACGTGTCCCGGATAAACGAGGGCACCACGTAACGGTGCTCGTATGATGTGATGAGACTGATAGTGTCCAGCAGTCCCGGAAATGCTTGTGGCATAATTTCTCCTCTTCTCCTTACTTGTGCTGCACCTTGTTGTGAGGCTCCGCTTTAGCTTGCGCGGAATCCGCTTTAGCTTGCGCGGAATCCGTCTTAGCTGTCTTAGCTGCTGCCTCTGCCGCGGCTTCCTCGTCCAGCGGCAATACGCCAGCCGGAACCGGGCTCAGGCCCAGATAACCCTCGTAGCTCTGCTCCAGGTAAATTCCTTTATCGCGCAAAGCCATATCGACCGCGCTGTCCGGAGTGATTGCCGTGTTGTTGGCCGACTCGATCTCCTGGCGCAGAAACGTTCCTCCCCGGTAAATCATGGCGGGGTAAATAACTACCGCATCGCTGAAATCCCCGTCGTCGGAGAGTATTCCGTGTATGACGTCGGTGCCTAGGACGGCGGGAGCCAGCTGCTGAGTGGCAACACTGTACTTCATGATCGTCCCGGCCTTGAGCACGCCCGATCCAGGCGTAACGTCGGCGTTGAAGGTCGCGACGGCGTCCAGATCCTTGCCGATAATGGTGATCGGAGCCGCAGCTGAAATCTTCGAATATGCAGGTGAGGTGCTCATTAGTTCGCCTTTCCGTTTGTTGTGCTGGAGAGCCTGCTTTGCTTGCGGGCCTTGAAAGCGTTCGCGACCAGCGCAGCCGCCCTGGTCTTGTCATCCGGTTTATCTGGAGGCTTGACCAGTGGGGCATCACCGGCTTTGACTGCTGCAGCCGGGGCGGAATCCTTGACTAAAGCCTGCGTCCGATCCGCTTGCAGCAGAACCTCTCTGGCCTTCACGTAGCAGCTCATCGCGATCTGGTTAGCGGTGCTGCCGTCCGCTCTCGCCTTACTGATTATCTCATCCATCCCCGGTGCCTGCATTGCTTCCAGCGCGGTCAGCCGCTCGCGTTCCTGCTGCGCGGCCTCTGCCCGGATGGATGCAAGCAGGGTTGGATCAACTTGCTCTACTGAACTCATCACAACCTCCTTAACTGGTGTTTCTGCTTTCTCTTTTGAAGTTTCCTTTTTGGCCTGCAGCTCCTTGAACGGGTACTGCGGGAAGTTCCGGAAATGATACTTCTCGAAATTCATCAACTGCCCCGAGCACAGGATCTGGGAATTGCTGACGCGGGCGATCGCTGCGCCCTTGCCCCGGACTTTATCGGCAAATCCGTAGGACACTGCCTGATCGGCGGTCATCCAGGTCTCGGTCTCCATCAGGGAGCGAATCTTATCCTCGTCGATCTTGCCTTTGACCTGCTCCTTGTAGACGGAGACGATCGGAACAGTGACGGCCCGCAGATCCTCGGCGGCTTTATCGTGATCGCGGGCGTTGCCGACAGTCATCGCCCAGGGGTCGTGGATCATGTAGTTCGTGTTGGCACGGGCCACAACCTCATCAGCTGCGCAGGCGATGATCGTAGCGGCACTGGCACAGACGCCGTCGATGTAGCTCGTCTTCTTTGCCGGGTGATCGCTAAGGATCGAATGGATGGCTTGAGCGGTATGCGCATCTCCTCCGAGACTGTTGATATGGATGTTTAACCGCTTGATGTCGCCGAGGCCAGTCAATTCATCCGCGAATCCTTTCGCGGTGATCCCTTCACCGGTCCAGAAATCCTGCCCGATCTCCTCGTAGATCCGCATGATCGCAGTGGAGGTGCCGTCTCCGATCTCGCCGATCTCGCCCAGTTCGCTATCGGTCGCGTTAGCCCCGTCGGCGTCCAGGCGGAAAAGCTCGATTCCGATTCCTTCCGGCCTGCTCGGTTCGCGCACTATGGACCGCAGATAAACTTTTTTCCTCATTTGATTTTATTCTCCAGATGGGATTCCGACGCTTTCCTCGGTGCCCAGGGGAGCACTGCCGGTGCTTTCCCCGGATGTTTCTCCGGCCTCTGCCGGAATCGGCACTGCCTTGATGTCCTGCAGCCGCGCATAGGGAAGGTTCACGCTCTTGCACAGTTCGGACTCGACCGACTGCTGGATGGTGTTGGCCCGCCAGTCGCTTCCGTTGATCTCCAGGGATTCGCGCTCCAGCGTGGAAATGCCCAGCTTCACCTTCTTCTCAGCCGCCATCACTTCCTTGAGCGGATCAATCGATCCGGGTGAGCTGCCGCTCCAGGAGCATTTGCTCCAGGCCCGCTGAATCCGGGCATCCTCGAAGAATCCAGGAGCGTCCAGGATGCCCTTGGCAACCGCTTCCATCATCCAAGCCAGATAAACCGGCTGACAGAACTGATCGATCAGCAGCTGGCGCAGCACCTTCACTCTTCTCCAGAATTCCAGCAGCGAAGCCCTCGAAGCCGAGTAGCTGGAGTTGAACTGCTTGAGCAGGACTTCGAACGGAATGCCGAGACAGCTGCCGATGAACTTGCACAGGGCGATGACGTAGGGTTCGAACTGAGCTTCCGGCCCCGCGTTAATCGGGAACGAGATCGAATCCCCCGGACGCATCCAGTTGATGATCCCAGGACCCATCTTGACCTGATACGGATTGCGCGAAACCAGATCATTGATGACATCCTGGTCAACCAGCCCCTGGAACATATCGGTCGAGGGCATAGCCGACGTGATAAAGGAGGTGAAATAGCTTTTGATGACGTTCTGGACCGTAGTCGATTCGACGTACCGCTGGAGATTCTTCATCTCGGTCAGGCACTTGGACATCAGCGGAACGCCCCGGCGTTGTTCCGGACGCTCCATCTCGGCGATCAGCAGGGCGACGGGGCGTCCGGTTTCCTCCCCAAAAGCCGGAATGCGGGTAAACTGCTTGATGTCGTTGCTGCCGATCAGAATGCCGGTAGCCGACGGAAATAGCAGCGGATGATACTGGCTGACCCAGTAGGCGTCGACTTCGCCGTCAACAGTCAGCTCCACTCCTCCGAAAATTCTCGCCAGCCCGTCATTGGTCATGTTCCCTGGCAGGTACGGAATCCCGGAAGAATCCGTTCCGAAGACCGGGCTGGCTACCCGGTCGGCCTCGATCAGCCGGATCTTGGTGTCGTAGATCGCCCCGCGCCGGGTCTTCATCGGCAGCAGGGCGAGGATGTCACCCGAGATGCACTGATTGACGAAGGCCAGATCCTGGAGCTGATAAAAGGTGGAGCGCCGGTTCCAGTCGCATTCCACGGTATCGGCGAAGAGATCGAACTCATCGGAAAGGAACTTGTTAGTATCGGCAGCCTCCGCTGCGCTCATTCCGAGCAGATCCCCGTCCACTCCCGGCATCGGGGTCAGGCCGTTGCCGACCGTGTTCATCCGTAAAGTCAGGATCGCGCCCCCGGCGATGGGCGAACCCATGAACAGATCGCGTGAACGCGGACGCAAGAGCGGAAGGTTATAAATTATGTCCTGGTCGGCGGATGCGCTGAAGGCCATCCATTCCTCCAGTCCGACTTTGCGCCTACTCGCTCCGTAGTTGCCGTACCCGAACCAGTTCGGAGGACTGATCAGATATCCTCCGCTGGGAACGGACGCCTGATTCCTGAATTTACCGTTCGGACTGCGCGGCTGCGGCTGCGGCTTACGCGGTTTTCCTATGACCGCCTTTCTCATACGTTACACATCGCACGGCACGCCTCTGCGGCACTGGATGGAGGACGTGACGCCCAGTCTGGCGTCCTCGGCTGCGTTAGTCCAGAAGACCAGCAGGTTCTGCAGGTCCGCGATCGAATAGCGGACCAGACCTCTGGAGCCGATATGATACTGAGACACGCCTCCGTTCTGAATCAGGGTGGCGAGCAGAGTTGCGACCTCGTTCCTTCTGGCGATGCAATAGGCGTAATCGTAGCCCGACTGCGGAAGGGCCCATAGCACGGTAGTACCGTTGCTCATCAACTAAACAGAAGGATGTCGGGCGTGCGGGAACAGGAAAAATGCGGCGTGTTACCTCCGGCTTATAACACAGGATACTCCGCGAGCAACATTAAAATTCTCAAGGATCTTCACAGTCATATGATCCGCCCCGGTAATACGGATAATAGGCAGGTGGTCCGAAGAAGATAGCTCCGCTCCACCCGTTGGAGTATCCTCCTCCGTACCACTGGCGGTTTCCGTAGTAGCTTCCTCCTCCGTGCCAGTGACGGTATCCTCTGTTCCAGCCTCTGTTCCAGCCACGATGACCGCCATGCCAGTGCTGGGCTATGGCGGAATTGCCCAGCCCGAGAAAAAGGATTGCCAGACAAATTAAAGTTTTCACGTCTGGAAACCTATGCCATAATCCTGGAAATGTCGCGACAAGAGAGCGTATCGGCTTTTTGCGCAAATTAGTTACGAACGGGCTCCTGGGTCGGGTAACCGGCCCCGCGACACCATCTCCTTACTGCTTTATCGGAATTGTCGCCAGCAGCTTGGCTTTTTGATCCAGCCTCTCCAGCGTGTGATAATCTGGCAGTTTAACTGGATAGAAATCCGGTATGATCCGGAGCACCATGTCGGGCATCTTAATCTCTTTGTCGGCGGTCATCCGTCCCATCGTCGTGCAATTCAGGAGCAGTGTAAACAGCCCAGATCAGCCATCCGAGCATCGCTGCCCAGAGTAAGACGATAAAAGCCAGTATCCAGCAGCACCAGCACCAGCACATTGACTTTTAGTCGCCTTGCCTGATCAGCTTATTCAAGGTTCCAGTCCTGCGGACAGGAGGAGCATGAATCACCGGGTTGCGGTGTATCGAATCCGCGATGAAGAGATTCCCCCGCGATTTCGGGGTGTCCGTGTTGCGTGCGAGGATGTCCGCGAGAGCGGTGTGCGAAATCATCTCGCGGACAGCGGGCGCCCACG